CAGCGGACCAGCTCTCGCGGATCTGCCCGGCCTGCTCTTTCGTGGTGCCGGGTGGTGTCTCGATGACGCCCGATAGCTTGGTGCCTTGCTCGAACATCTTGGCGCCGTGGGTACGCTCTGCCAGGGCCAGGCCGATAGTGTCGCGGGCTACTTGGATGGGCGAGCGGCCCAGGATTCCGTCATCGGAGTGGTAACGCAGGTGCAGGACTTCATCGGCCAGCAGGCGGCGCTGGTTGCCCTTTCCGTCCACATGGTCATAGACCAGATTGCCCAGGCTCGAACGCAGCACCGTGACGCTATCCGGGTGCAGCGGCAGCAGGGCTTTCACCGAGCCGTTCGGGTTCCACACGATTTCCGCATAGGCGTTACCACGCAGCAGAACATGACGCTGCATCTGCTCGCGGAACTCCAAGGCGCTTTGCCAGTTGTTCGGCGCATCGTGCAGCAGGCGGTAAAGCGGATGGGTTTTCGCCTTCTCGCGTCCGTTGTCGGTGTTGCGGTACACGTCGAGCGGCAGGCTGCCCACCGTCTCAGAGATAGCCGCCACGCAGGCATACACGGCGCTGATACCTTCGGCGGTGGTTGTGTTCACGTCTACGCCAGCCACGCCTTGGCCTACTGCGAAACTTTCGTAGTATCGGTCGAATGTCGGCGTTGTCGGCTCGGGGCTGGATCGTTTGAACAGGCGCGGAAACTTCACTGGCAGGCCTCCAGATACAGACGGGCAAGGCGAATCGAGCGCGGCAGCTTCGACCGGACTTGAACACTCGTCGCGTCATAGGCCGGGTTGGCCGTGATGGTGATTTCGAATAGATCCACGTCTCGCAGCTCGCGGACGGGTTTCGCGCCTTCGGCCCAGGTGTCACGAACAGGTAGAAACCCGAACGAACAGCCGGCCACGTCGCCACGTTTCACCAGTTCGGCCAGATCGCGGCCCAAGTTGGTATCGGGAAGGTCCAGCTCGAATGCCAGCCCTTCGGAATCTTCTGTTAGTCGCAGAGTGCCGGCACCCAGGCGACCGAGCAGCGACTTGCCGTCGTGCTCGTAAATCGCCCGGATGTTTCCAGCAGAAGCGGCGGCAAGCGTCCGGGTGAAAGCACCGGGGCGGATGACTTCCACAAACTCGCCCAGGTCCGTCTCAGAGTTGAACCGAGCGGCATAGCCGGTCAGCTTGCGTCCGTCTGGCTTCAGCCCATTGCTTGCGCGCCGTTCCATTGCTTAGACCTCGGTCGCTACGACGAAGCCTTGCGGGTGGCGCACGGCGGTATCGACGGTGGCCATAGCGCGAACCTGAATGCCGCCACGGCTGTAGGCCGGCTCAGCGTATGGGTTCACCAGAATGTCCACCTCGGACCAGACGCCCAGCATGACCTGGCTGAAGTCACCGAGGATCAGCTTGCCGGCCGGGACGTTCTTGCTCGCTGCCAGGGCCAGGCCAGCCATTGCTCCGCCGTCATACAAGAAGCCCGAACCGGAACCGGCGACCTTCTCGGCAGCAGCCAGGGCGGTGCGGATGGCGGCAGTAGTCAGCCAGCGACCGTTGCTGATATCCACGTCATCGAGCATTTCCAGCATCGCCAGAACGCCGGCCCAAGTGGTCGGAACGTCGCCCGCGTCTTGAATGCCTACGGTGCCCAAGATGCCCAGCGGCTGCCCAGCCAGACCGGAACCGTTGATGATCGCGGCGTCAATCTGCTTGGCGATCAGGAACGACAGGTCTTCGCGGACCAGTTGCTCGATGGCCGGGGCGCTCTGCTGAATGAGCTGGCGACTCATTTCGGTTTTGCCGCCACAATGGCGAGGCGTCAGCGTGATTTGGTCGAAGCTCATCTCGGCTTCCGGCACGGCCTGGCCTTCAGTAACCCAGCCGGTTTCGAGGCCCGAACCGAACTTCGGAATCGCGACGTTGCCACGCAGGCCGGTCATCACACGGACGCCCATCTGGCGAGCCAGCAGAGCCTCACGCAGCGGGCCGATGTAGTCCTGAGCGCGATGGTCGGCACCGACCAGTTCAGGCGCGGTCGCGGTGGTGTTGGCGCGCTTCTCGAGACTGGCGAAGGGTACGAAGGCGCCCTCGGCTTTGCGGCCACTGCGGCGTTCAGCTTCGCGGGCATATTCGGCCTCGGCACCGTCCAGGCTGCGGCCTTCCATCTGAGCGCGAATCACGCGGGTGACGCTCACGGAGTCAGCCAAACGGTCGAAGTCGGCAGAGGGTGCGCCAGATACCGGAGTGCCAGCGGCGCGGCGTTCTACTTCGCCCAGGTATTCGGCACGCTCAACCTGAGCGGACAGGGCGCGTTCTTCGGTCTTGAGGGTGTCGAACTGCTTGGTTTCGTCGGCAGACAGATCGCGGCCTTCAGCGGCTGCGGCATCTACCAGGGTTTTCATGGCGGCGACCTTGGCGGAGCGCTGCTCGCGTAGGGCGGAAATCTTCATTGGTGTCGTACCTGTAAAGTTAGATGACATGCACGCATACTGTACGCATATACAGTATTCAGCGCAACTAATCGTTGACAGGTAGGTTGCGCACGTTGTAGCAGGCATAAAAAACCCCGCTCGGTAGCGGGGTTGAGGTCATTGCACGGTTGCGTCAGGCCATCGTTCCTTGGCCTTTCTCAGTGCTTCGGTATGGGTCACCGGCTCGCAGATCATCGTAAACGGCGGATGCCCGTCAACAATAATGGTCCAGTGACCGCGGCGTGATTCGCCGTCATTCGCTGCGACCTCTGCCAGCAACTCCAGGCGATGAAGCTTGATGTATTGGCGAACGCCGGGCGTCAGCTTGCTCGATGGCGAGACGATCAGACGGTTGCCCTTCACCTTGGCGCTGAAGCCGTGATCGCGGAGATAGTCGATAGCGGCCATTAGAAAGCCTCCGCGTCGTCATCATCGAAGTCGGGCGAATCGCTGAAGGTGCTCACGTTTTGCTGAAGATGCTCATAGTTTTCTGTGAGCACCTTCTGGCGATCTTGAGCACCTTCAGCGGGAAGGCTCCAAACCCACTGCTGTTTCCCTCCCCCGAAAGCCCCGCCCTCCTTCTTCGCAACCGCACCAATCGTTTTCTGAGCGCGGCGAACCGTTGCCCAGGTAAGCCCGTTTCCGTCAGCGTCTTTTTTGATCTGGTTCGTCGGAACCGGGCCAGCGGCAAGAAGATCGCGCAGGAAGTCGCAGGCATCGTCCAGCTCTGTACGGCGCTCGTCCTGATTCTGCGACTCAACGTCCGCAAGGATCTCGCGCGCGGTCCCTTCGATCTTTCCTCCCCATAGCACGCGAGTAGTCGTGATGCCCTCCCCGACCGTGCATTCCTCGATGGTGTAAGAGCATCCGCCGTCGTCTACCGCGATGTTCGACTTTGCACGCGCCAGCACACGAAGCTCGGAGTCTTCTTGCTTCGCGGCCACCAGCACCGTACGCGCCAGCGCTCCAAAAGCCTGCGACCCCAGCACTCGCTCGGCCGGGTTCTTGTCCGCCGATCCTTTCGAGAAGTGGGTGATGCCCAGCACCGCGCAGTCATGTTGCTCAGCAAGGTCGACCAGGCCTTGCAAAGCCCGTCGCACGTCGTTGGCGCGGTGCATATCACCAGAGACGGCGGACACGATGGGGTCAATCATAATCAGCCCCACGTCACCGATTCGTTCCATTTCAGCGGCCAGCAGGTCGATATCCTTGGCCGGGTCGAATGGCTGGGTTTCCCCTAGTCCGTTGACGCGGCCTTGCAGGATGTACACCTTTCGAAGATCGGCACCGGACGCCATCAGGCGCGGCACAATCGTGTCGGACGCGTCATCCTCGCTCGACCAGATAACAACGCTGCGCCGCTCACGGCAGGGTTCGCCATCTGGCCAGCGCCCCCCGCTCGTGATGGTTGCAGCGAGGCCAATCGTCAGCGTGGTTTTGCCAGTTCCTCCAGCACCAGCAAGGATGGTCAGCTTGCCCAGCGCCAGCCAACCTGACCAGGCCCAGTGAATTGCGGTTGGTGTGATGCTGGTCGCCTGAATGGCATTCGCCCGCCAGGCGTCCTTGGCGGCAGCTTCCGCCCATTCCTTCTTCAGAATCTCGATTGCTGCGGCCATTACGCGACCCCCAACCGGCGCTTGGCCAGCTCTAGCCGCTCTTGGTCCTCGGCGGACAATTGCTTGCCTAGGCGCATCTGCTCAACCGCAACGGTAATAACCATCGCCTCGAACTGGCGCGCTGCTCGGCTTGGCTGGGATGACCGCGGCTTGTCGCCAGCGAACAGATCGCGCAGTTCCAGCCCGACCGCGCCGGCAATCTCCGCGGCGCTACAGCCGGCCCAGCACTTCAGCAGTACGGTGCCGTTGTCGGTTTCCTTGATACTCAGACTGGGATTCTTGTCATCGTGAGCCGGGCAGCAGGCAAGCCACTTGGCCGCACCGTTCGGCTTTACCTTATCGAGGCGTGACAGGATGTTGTCGATTGGATTCATGCCGCCTCCCCCGTGTGTTCAGAGGTACGACGGGCCAGGAACTCAGCCAGATCGCTAAGCCGGTAGCGGACGAGCCGGCCGACTTTCATATACGGGAGGTTATAACGCCCGGTCGAGCGCCAGACGGACAAGGTAGAAGCCTTGATGCCCAGGGCAACAGCGGCTTGCTTGTCATCTACTTGAACAGGCGGGTTCTTCGGATCGTAGCCAAGGGCGGCAGCGATATCGGCCTTGATGGCCTCGATAGTGGTGTGCATGAGTATTGCCTCGTCGGGTCAGAAGTGACGAGGCAATGGTCGAGAAAGCGGAGCGGGAGAAAAATTTGGAGCCCGTATCGGAAATAGGGTTATCCGATACGTTTAATATGGTTTCCGTTGCGTTTGCTAGGTTTTGCGGCGTCGCCCCCCTTTACGGGCGTATTCCGGTGCGACTGGCTTAATCCAGGCTTTGATCCTCTCCGCTGTTCCCGGCAAATCTTCAGAGAAACCCTCCTGAAGCAGCGCGCGGTATACCCGTTCTGCCATATCCCCAATCCGTACGTCTTTAGCGTCATCAGCTTCCCAGAGCTTTGTCGCGATCATCTTCGCGCGCTCTACGGTGGCCGCTTTGGCGCTATTTATCTCCATAAGTGGGCGCATGGTCGACTTCTCGCGCACGCCTTGGGTCAGCACAAAATCCCGAATCATTAACCCATAGTTGCGCACTAACGAGCCGAAAACCTCTAGGACCTCATTGGCGATGTTCGGGTTTTCTACAATCACGCGCTCCAGATCACGCATCGTTGAATTTAGCTCCGCGAGCACGGTTTCAGCCGTTGCGTCATCTTTCAATATCCCAGCGTGGAACATTGCTTCGCGTTCAATCCTCTCGAATTGCGACAAAGGAAGGTCTGCACTGACTAGCGCATTCGCCGCCCCCGCGGAGGCGTAGACGCGCTGATAGATTGGACTATCTCCTTTTTTAGGCGGTGAACATAGGTTCACGTCGGCCATAGATGCTTTACGCAGGAGGAGGAACCGCTTGTAGTCATTACTCATCATGCCCTCCGGCACTCACTCAAATAGATGGCCAGCCAGACGGTTGAGTGATCCGCTTTTCGCCCCGTCGGGCTAGGCTGGCCAAACTCGATTATTGTGCCGGCTGCTTTCTGATGACGTGGATCACCTTATGTATGGCCTCCACCTTCGATAGCTGAAGGCTAAGTGATTTAGGCGGATTGAGCATTTCCACGCAAGCGACGGGCCTGGCCTCGCCATCCATGTCCCACCATGATTTAGGCGGTAGAGCAAAAGCCAAACGCTTGATCAGCGGTTGCATATCGCCATTCTTCCACCAAATAGCGATCAGGTCGCCAGGCGCTGGCGGCTGATCTGGATCACATACCAAGATGTCACCCGGATGAACCAAAGGAACTAGGCAATCACCGGATCCAGCCAGCGCATATGCGTTCGGTCCGGGATTCGCACTCTTGGGGCAACCGATGCTCTCAGTGGGTGTTTGGTTGCCCAGCGAGTAGGCATTAGTATTGGTTGTAGCCATAGGATAAGACCTCCAGCGGTCTAGCTTGTGGTTAGGGTCTGCTGGTATTCGCAGTATCAGCAGGCCCGAAATTGCGACGAAACGGCGCTTAAGTAGCGTTGCCCATCGCAGCGGTAATTTTCTCGAGTGCCTCGCGCACCGGATCGGTGGCTAAGTGGGCATAGCGCGCCGTGGTCACTGTCGTGGTATGTCCTAGCAGCTTCCCGACCATCGGTAGGCTCACTCCCTGCCCGACTAGCCAGCTCGCCGTGGTATGCCGCAAGTCGTGAATGCGAATGTCCGGCGCCTCAGACGATCCCACTTCAGCGGCGAACGCTTTCAGCACCTCTTTCCAGCTCGCATAGATATTGGTGACGTGGCCGGCGCTGCTGCTGGATGGGAAAACCCACTCGGCACTCACTCCGACGCGGCGCTTTAGGATTGCCACGGCTGGCGGCGGCAACGGTATCGAATGCACACGCTTGTTCTTGTGGTGCGCGCTGCCGATGGTCCAGACATTCGCCTTCAGGTCCAATTGATCCCAGCGCATCGCCTTCACGTTGCCGGATCGGGCACCAGTGAACAGGCACAGACGGAAGATATCGGCGGCGTCCTCGTTGTTGATCGAGTCAATTGCCTTGAACAGCGCCGGCATCTGGTCTGGCTTGACCCACTGTTCCCGTGGTGCTTCCCGGTTGTCCGTGATCGTGGTCCAGGGGTTGCGAGTGTCCAGGCCGTGATGCTTGATCGCGTGGTTCCAGATCGCCCTCGCCAGTCGCTTGAGGTGGTTCGCTTCGACTGGTCCGCTGTTGACGGTCACGTCGCGGAAAATCTTGCCGACGAGTATTGCTGTCACCTCGCTCACACGGCGGTTCGCCCGATCCTTGAGGTGGCATTCATACAGGCGCAGGTCTTTCTTCCAGCTCCGTTTAATTGGCTTTTTCGGGTTCGGACCCACGGAGCGCTCGGTTTCCCATAGCGTCCAAAGGTCTTTGACGGTCAGTTCGTCCTTCTTGGCGGTGGCGGCTGCTCGGACGCTTTCGCCAGCGTTCAGCATCTGAAGCTTCTGGCGTGCGGCCGCTCGTGCCTGCTCGACGGTCAGATCATCGGGAAAGGTACCCAAGCGCAGAAACTCGGTGTTGCCCTTGCGCCCCATGGCGGCCACGCGACGAATCACATAGAAGGTCTTGCTGCCGGCCGGGGTGACACAAAGGGCCAGCCCTTGGGTTTTGGTGTCTCGATACCAGGCCCGCTTGCTGGTCGGCGCGATGCTGGCCAGTGCTGTCTTGGTGAACTGAAACGAAGTGTCCGCCGCTGCCATTCCTTGAATCCCTTGTTCGCGCTGTCAATCACCGGTCAATCACGCTTTGTAAAATCCGGTGTGCTTCGGTAAAGCGAGACTATGGCTCTAGGCCACGAAATACAAGGGTTAGCCAGTTTTGGTAAAGGTTGGCTAAACGTTAAAAAAGAGACTTAAAATCCCTCATCCGAAAGGGTATGCGGGTTCGACCCCCGCTCCGGGCACCAAACTTCCGTTGGTTCCAGCAACTGGCG